CTGGTGCGTATATGATACGCAACAGAACGGCATGACCTGATTACTGATTGGAGGAGATCACCGTACCAAGTCGTGAGAGGTTTTATGGTGGGGTAGTTGCCCACGGTTCACACTAAGAGAGTGATATTGAGCCTTTGAAACTACCATCGTGTGATGGACCAGTTGCGTTGACCATAGGCATCTGGTGATCAAAATGTAATAGTCAGACCCCTTTGGGGGCGAAGACTAGTGTAAACTGACACGGCCCCCATGGTTGAAAAGGGGTGGCTGTTGCAATCGCAACCAGCGGGTGGTTCCCGTAACGAGCGTCGGGTAGGATAGCATCTACCAATAGAAAAACCGGAGAGAACATCGTTCTCGCGTGCCAATGCGTTTCATTGGCAACCCTTTCTAAGACCCTACGATGGCCACAACTATAAGAACACCGAATATGCGAAGGGACGGATCACGCCGTCCCAGGCTTGATGGAGAACGAAGAGTGAATGGTGGTGACTTGTGGACCCGCACACGGCGGTCACAAGCACTAGAAATTCCGGAGGTTGAAGAGAGTAAGGAAGAGCTGGACGTGCCACAAGTGGTTGACATGGTCACAGACTCTGACTTGGAGTTGATACTCCAAGGCGGTGGAGTGGGTAACACTAACTTGGATGGGCTGATCACCCATTCGGGCTGTTGCCCATTTATGCACACCCTGAGAGAGTGGGTGTATGGTAGGACAATCTGGTTCCGGAAGAGATTCTTTCCACGGGAGTATGCAGCTAGGCAAGCTCTACATGCTATAGAAGACGAGTACTATAGGGTGGAACAGGAACAGAGGTTGAGTTTGAAGGATGCAGTTAGACTGTATCAGCTATCAGAAAAGAAACGCTTTGAAGCGAGCATGCAGGCCAGAAGGAAGTGGTTGCGTGATACACTCGCAGAGAGCGGTGAGAGACACTTGATGGGCATGGCTGATTATAATGTTGTGCCAGTGATGGGCCAGAGGGACTATGATCCGTTGACTCCTGCGCAGAGAAGCTTAGTGGATAGCTTCGATCTGGAGATGGAGGAGATGGATGGTGCACTGACTGACATTGAAGTGCGACATCTTGTGGAGTGGAACAGCGGGGAAGAACGCTACGTGAACAGCAGCGTGGCAGATGACTTTCCCGATGGAGCGAGGGCAATGATGGTTTTTGAAGCAACAATAGAGCGGAGGCGTGCGATTAGACGCTCCGAAATGGTAGTGGAAAACCGTCTTTTGGTTACTGGATTTACAATGGAACAACTTGTTTCTTTTTGGAGTATTTCACGCAACGGTGCGTACTCCCATCTGGTAGTCCGAAACCCTAGTGGGCCAACCGACCTTGGCATAGTTAGGCGGAGAGAAGTGTATCTTAAACACTTGCAGATCGAGCGTAGGGGCCCGGTCATAGAAGTTGCATCGAGTGAAGATGTAGCACCACCCCTACAAATACCTAAGCGGTTCATTTCCATACCATTGCTTGTTGCTATGGTTGATGACGCTCGAGCGCGGTTTGGCACTACAAAGAATGATGCAGCCAACCGACTTGTGGTTACGCACCACATGTTAAAACGTTTGAAGAAGTTAGAAATGCACCAATCAACTGTAGGTGATCATGTTGATTTAGCTGTGTCACTGTATTGTAGGCCAAGACCGGCAACCATAATGGCTGGGTTGTTGGGAGCCTACACAGGATTTGAAGGACCATCCAACTTTACACCTTGGGGGTTCCACAGCACTTAGGAAGGCCCCGTTCGGTTGAGAGGTTTTAACCCACATTGGAAGAGTTTCGATGATAGGATTAAACTGAAACTGAACGGGGAGCTGATCAGTCATCGGTGGTTTAACCTACTGCCATGTCTGAGTATTTGTCATAGTCTAGGTATTTACGACTCCACATGTTCTTCCGGAGTCATTGCGTACAATGAACGTTATTTTAATTGTATGGTGGATGGGGTTTTACGCCCACCATTACCAGTGCATAAATATGAGTATAATAGGTTATCAGAGTT